TATTGATCTCAGTTTTACCATAATTGAACCATATGGTGTTACTTTACTAAACCGTATGCGAGATCTAATGGACGAGTTAGATGTTAACAGCTGGATGCAATTGCCTTTTATGTTACAAATAGATTTTGTGGGCAATACAGACCAAGGTGAAGTGATGCATCCAATACCAGATACTACCAAGTATATTCCTATTAGGCTAATTGGTTGTAAGATTAAAGTCGGCAACAAGGGTGCAGAATACCAATTGCAGGCAATCCCCTACAGTCATCAAGCATTTAATGAGTCATCTGCAAGTACACCAGCACAATTTGAAGTTACTGCTAAAACTATTGCTGATTTTTTTAGTTCTAGTGGAAGTGCAGGACAAGCAGACAATATCACATCCACAGGAAATGTACTAACTGAACGTAGAGAAGCACTGGCTAAAGAATTAAAAGATGAAAAATACAAGACGCCTGATGGAAAACGCGAAGCAGAAAAGAAAAGCAAAGAATTTTTAACATTACAACAAGGCGTAAACAGCACAGGTTACGTAGTTGGTAGTTATAGCGCCGCAATAAACAGCTTTCAAAAACAACTACAATCTAATAAACAAACACAGCACCCCGAAACATATGAATTTAAGTTTCATAAAGATTTTGAATCATCAGAAATTGTTATTCCAAATAAAGTAGAAGCCAGAAATACCAAGATGATTGACCCTACTACCAAGGCGGCAGTGGCGGCTATTAGGGCACAGGGTGGAATATCTACTGCCGGAATAGATATGACCAGTGAACGATTTAGTATCAATGCAGGTACAAATGTCATTGAAGTAATCAATATGGTTATGCGGGCCAGCAAGTACATTAGAGATCAAATACCCGATCCAGCAACAGATGCGGTAGGTGGCGGGCAAGCAATTGCAGACAAACTTAACAGACCAATTAATTGGTACAAGATTACTCCAGTGATTACCATTGGAGAATTTGATTTCAAACGCGATTGCTACAGTAAAAATATTACATATCACGTTGAGCCTTACGTTTATTATAATACTAAATTTAGAGATGCTCCACAGAAGTTACCTGACAGCTACAGTAAATCTTACCAATATATGTATACTGGCAAGAACAGAGACATTATTAGTTTTGACATTGATTTTGACACAATGTTTTATACTAAAATAACTGCGGATCGAAGTAAAGCACAAAAGGATCGCACACAACCGCAGGCAGAGCAGTCACAGGAAGATAATACAAACGCACCAAACCGCCCAAAGCGTATAACCAACAATGTTGTAGTGCCGGTTGCTGGGCAGGCTAATGCACCAAATCCGGCTAGTATAGACAGCAAAGCAGTGCTGGTCAATGATTTAACACAATCAATGATGAGCAGTAGTCGCGGTGATATGATCAACGTCAAATTGAAAATTGTCGGAGATCCAGAATTTATTAAACAAGACGATGTTTACTTTAATCCAACTAACAACCCCAGCCAACCTAACAAACGCTATGATAAAAATGGCAGTTTGATATTTGATGTCAGTGAAATTTTTGCACTGATCAAATTTAAAACTCCAGTGGACTTTAATGCTGAAACAGGATTAATGGAATTTGAGAACTGGGAAACATCTGTATTCAGTGGCATTTACAAAATCATTACAGTAGAGAATGAATTTAGTCGCGGACAATTTGTACAAACATTGGATTGTATCAGAATGTTTAACCAGCCTGATTACGACATTGTGACGCCCACTCCCGAAGATGGCAAGAAAAAAGCACAAGAAGAACGAGCACCGGAAGTTACTACATTAGAAGAACAGAAAAAAGAAGAAGAGCCGGCGCAAGAGTCAAGAAATATGACATTTGGTGAGGCCTTTAAACAAGCTAGAAAAGATTACGGTGGAGCCGGCGGGGTCTTTACTTGGAATGGCAAGCAATATCAAACAAACGTAGTTGGCGAAGATTACGTGTCTAAACCAAAGTCTGTCTATGACGACAATAGAGACTTGGGTAAAGCAGTGGTTACACAACAGTCCAAGTTAAAAGCCGACATAGCCAGCGCACCTACGGAAAATATCAATGACGGCAACATACAAGATTATGGATTGGGTTAATCAATGGTAATGGATAAAAGATTAGGTCGAGACGTATCAGACACATATAAAAGAGAATCGTCAGGATTAAAGTTAGATTCTGGCCCTTTTATTGGCAAGGTAAAAAATAACTTAGATCCCACACGTGGCGGCCGCCTACAGGTATATATTCCGGACTTAAACACCGGTGACGAAAACGATCCTGACAACTGGAGAACAGTGAGTTGGGCAAGTCCATTCTTTGGTACAACCAGTCAGCCCGACACCAACAAGCAAAACTCATTTAAGAAAGTTAGGCACAGCTACGGAATGTGGATGGTACCGCCCGACATTGGTAATCTGGTGTTGTGTACATTTGTCCTAGGAGATCCTAACAGGGGTTTCTGGTTTGCCTGCATTCCAAACCAACTTGGGCATCATATGATTCCCGGCATTGCCGGCAGTGTCAACGTAGACGCTGGGCAGATAAGCGACCCCAAGGTTAAATCCAATTATAAAAACAATCCTACAGTAGTCAGTGAGTTTAACGAAAACGACGAAGCAATTGACTGGGCTAATTTTATCAACTTAAAAAAGCCTATTCACGAAGAACAACTTAAAATATTGATCAAACAGGGATTAGACGAAGATTACATCAGGGGAATTATTTCTAGCTCAAGCCAGCGTGAAACTCCTAGCTTTGTATTTGGTATAAGCACACCCGGGCGTCCTATCAATGATCCTGCGGAAGATCCTAACTATAAAGAAAAGTTACAGTCCGGAGATTTAAAAGAAAGCGACTACGCAGTTTCTGCACGTAAAGGTGGTCATCAGTTTGTAATGGACGATGGTAACTGGCAAGGCAAAGATCAATTGATAAGATTACGCACTGCCGGCGGGCACCAGATATTAATGAATGACAGCGAACGTGTGATGTACATAGCCAACGGTGACGGCAGTGTATGGATGGAGTTCACAGGACCCGGGCATATCAACGTTTACTCTGGATCTGGTATTAACATTAGAACACAAGGTGACTTAAACCTACACGCTGATAAGAATATTAATATCAATGCTGGGGAGAATATCAATGTAGCCGCCGGCAAAGAAATGACTACCCTTAGTCCAACTGTTAAATTTAATGCCACAGGCGAAATGCTGTTGTTTGGCGGTGATGTAAAAGTTGGCAGTTCTGGCCCAATGTCCTTTGTCAGTTCGGGCACAGCCAATTTGAATTCTGGCGGATCGTTGCATTTAGTGGGCAGTAACATTACGTTAAACGACGGTGGCGGTGCCACAGTTAATAGACCTACTCCGTTAAAATACAATAAACTAACTGAAACAGGATACAAAGACGGTAGCTGGGCCTCTGTTGACGGGGGACTAAGCACCATTGTTCCTATTGCACCCGCACACGAACCTTGGGGATTGCACAAAGGAACTGTGTTGGCCGGCGTGACCACTGGCACAGGTATAAATGGGTCAACGTTTGGGGGTACTACCGGTACCGGCAACGGTGTAACGTCCGGGCCCGCACCAATCAAAGAGATACCAGTAGTGGAATGTAAAGGCGGTGCAATGCCAACAGATCCTGGTCCACAAGCGGCACAAAATGCCGGAGTAAAAAATCCAGTTAACAAAAGCTACTTAAACAGAGCCGATAGCCCATCGCCAACAGAAGGTATAGGACCACTAACACCCGAACAAACCAAAGCATTGATAACACAAATAGGCTGGAACGAAAGCGGTTGGAAGTATAATATTGAAAATCAATACAACTACCTGGGAAAATATCAAACTGGAGCAGCCGCATTGGTAGATCAAGGATATATCAAGCGCGATGCTTATCAATTGTACGGCAATAAAGCAGTAAACTATCCAACTAGCTGGACAGGCAAAGACGGAATCGGCAGTAAAGATTCGTACTTAAACAGCGGCGGTGTACAAGAAAAAGTTATGCTTAATCTTTTAAAATCTAATTACAGCACGTTAATGAGAACAGGTGCGATAAAAGAAGGTGACGACCAGTGTGCCGTTGCCGGTATGTTGGCCGCTAGTCACTTAATTGGTGCAGGCGGTGCCAAGAAATGGCGCCAAACAGGCGGCGGTCAGGATGCCAATGGCACAACCGGCACAGTATATTACAATATGGGGCGGTATGCAGTTGATGTACTTGCGGCCCCAGCTACTGCACAGGCTTAAATACTATATGGCAACATACAAAGGATTCAGCACCTATAACAGGGTTAAAAAATTTAAGTTAACTGACTTTGACTTAGTTAAGCAAGACCTGTTCAACCATTTTAACATTCGCAAAGGCGAAAAGTTAATGGATCCCAGCTTTGGAACGATCATATGGGGTTTATTATTTGAACCATTCACAGATGAGTTAAAACAATCTGTAATCAAAGACATCAATACCGTTATAAATTATGATCCTAGAATAAACATAGACAACGTGGTAATAGCACAATACGAGTACGGTCTACAAATTGATTTGGCATTAACCTATGTTCCTTATAACCAAACAGAAACATTGCGAATCAAATTTGATCAAGAATCGCAAACTGCTAG